GTGACGAGTTGTCGGTCGCTTTATCAGAGAGTCAACATTCCGTCACATGGCGGGAGACTGGGGACGAATACAAGTGAAACACTGGAACAGCCTGACCCAACGGCAGCGGGATGTCCTGTATGCAGAGCAGGACAATGCCGAGATCCGATCCGTGGACCTCGGTGTCCGCCGGTTCCGTGAGCAGTGTGCCCGCACACCAAGGTCGCAGTGGTCGGCAGGCAGGCAACTTCTGGCCTCCTCGTTGGAGGATGTCGTTGACGGGATCGAGCGTGCTCGGATCAGGCTGGAGCAGGGCCGGGCACTCCGGGGTGCCAAGGGGTGGGGGATTCCCTTCCTCGTCATGGACCCCGGGGTGCTGGCCCTTGCCACCATGGGCATCATGCTCGACGGGCACAACGTCGAGGACCGGGGCATCTCGCTGGCCCAGATGATCACCCGGGTTGGCGGACAGATCGAGGCCGAGTACCACATGATGATGCTGCGGACCGAAGCACCCAAGCTCAAGGCCGTCATGGACCGACGCCTCGGCAACTGGACCAAGCGTGCCCTGGCCCGGGCACGGGAACGGATGGGTGACCTCGGCAAGGCATGGCCGCTCAACGTCAAGCGGCACACCGCATCCAAGATGATCGCCATCGTGATGGAGGAGACGGATCTATTCGTTCTGTCGCCTCGTCGGATCAGCCGCACCAAGACGGTGAATACCATCACCCTGTCTGACACCACTGTCGCTGCCCTGTCAAAGACCAACGAACAACTGGAACTCAACCACCCGGTGTGCATGCCGATGGTGGTGCCGCCCAACGACTGGTCACCCACCGAACGTGGCGGCTATCGACTGTTGTCCCGGTACTACGATGTCGTCATCCGCAAGAACTACGAGGACGAGTACGATGAGCCGCACTCTGATGCGGTCTACTCCGCCCTCAACCGGCTGCAGCACACCGAATGGCGGATCAATACCGACATCCTCACCACCATGTCTCGGGTGTGGGAGGCTGGCGGAGGATGGGCCGGGATCCCTGCCCTGTATGACACCGCCCCTCCCCGCCCCTACCCGAAGGACGGAACGCCCGAGGCCAAGAAGGCATGGAAGCAGGAGGCCGCCATCATCCACCAGCGGAACGCCCGCATGGTAGGCCGACGCCTGTCGTTCCTCCGGTGCTTGTCTCAGGCCGAGGATCTGAAGGACCGGGTGTTCTACTTCCCGTACCGGTTCGACTTTCGTGGTCGGGTGTACCCGCTGGCCACGCACCTGCACCCCCAGTCTCATGACGTGGGTCGGGCCCTGCTCCGGTTCGCCAGCCCCATGCCCCTCGGGCCCAAAGGCATGCACTGGCTACTGGTCCACTACGCCAACTGCTGTGGGTACGACAAGGTGTCCTTCGATGACCGGGCCCTCTGGGCCAAGGACCGCATCCTCACCGGCAGCCCCGGCGGTCTCGACCCACTGGCACTCCGTCACCTGTGGGCCGACGCTGACGACCCGTGGCAGGCCCTTGCCGCCCTGACAGAGATCGAGCGGGCATGGGCCCATCCCGAGGGTGTCGAGGCCTACCCGTCCTCCCTGCCCGTGTCCATGGACGGGTCCAACTCTGGGCTCCAGCACTACTCGGCCATGCTCCGGGACCCCGAGGCCGGGCGGCTGGTCAATCTTCTCCCATCTTCACACCCCATGGACATCTACGAGGTCGTGGCAATCAAGGCAAGAAAGGCTGTGGAGCAGGACGCAAAATCGGGCCAATCAGACACCACAATCGCCGACCTGCCCCGGCAGTGGCTCGATCAAGGCATCACCCGCAAGACCGGCAAGCGGCCCTGCATGACCTTCGTGTATGGTGTCACACTGCAGGGCATGCGTGACGCCCTCGTCGCTGACGGCTTCCTCGACTGGACCCCGCAGCCCATGGCCGCCGTGAAGTACATCTCGACCAAGCTGTGGGCAGCCATCACCGACACGGTGACGTGTGCCTCCGAGGCCATGGACTGGCTGAGGGTGTGTGCCAAGACCGCCAACCGGGCCGGGGTGCTGCTGCACTGGACCACCCCCGACGGGTTCCATGTCCGGCTTCCGTACATGCGGAAGCCGAGCACCCGGATCTCCTGCCTCAACTGCGAGGTGACGTTCTATGATCCAGGCATTGACTGCGGGGTGTCCGAACACCAGCAGATCAATGGGCTGGCCCCCAACTTCATCCATTCCTACGACGGCACCCACCTTCGGATGACACTCAACCACGGATGGGACACGCACGGCATTGAAGACTGGATGATGATCCACGACTCGTTTGGTACCCATGCATGCATGGTCGATCACTTGCTGACATCGACCAAGGCCATGCTCGTTGAACTGTACCGGCCCAACCGGTTGGAGGAGTTCCGCCGAGACGTCATCGATCAGACCGGCACCGACCCCGGACCCCCTCCGGAGATGGGCCCCATGAATCTGGAGGACATACTTGACTCGTCCTATGTCTTTTCCTGAGCGGCTATGGTTCGGATATCGACTGTGGCGTGTGCTGCAAGGACCGATTCCCGACTCCGGCTCTGTTCAGTACGACACGCACACCATCATGCTGCAGGAATCGCAGCATCCAGCAGACAAGGCCGACACTCTCGTCCATGAACTGCTTCACATCATCGCATATGAGTATGCACTGTTCGACGATGACGACCATGAGGAAAGAGTGGTGACCGCCATGGCCAACGGCCTCATCCAGCTTCTGGTAAGGAACCCAGACCTCGGTCGCTATCTTCTGGAGACGACGAATGATCATTCACGCCCCTCGGATCTACATCATGGGTCCGATGACTGGCATGCCTGACATGAACCGGGAGGCCTTCTCCACGGCAGAGGCCATGGCCCTGTTTCGTGGCATGACCCCGATCAACCCGCACTCGATGGAGACCCCGGCCGAGGAGGGTGAGACGCAGGAGGAGATGTACCGTCGGGTGATGCCCGGCGACATCTACGAACTGTCCACCTGTGACTTCGTGCTTGCCCTGCCTGGGTGGGAACGCAGCCGTGGCTGTGCCCTTGAGGCCCACGCTGCCGATCTGATGGGCATCCCGCTGGTGTCCATCGACGACGACAGCACCGAGTACATGGGACCCCTCGACCTCTACATCGAGGAGCGTCTCAACTGGATCGAGGATGCTCTCGAAAGCATGGATCCATGAGCCGGGTGCTGGTAATCGGGGACATCCATGCGCCCTGCACACACCCGGGGTACCTGTCATTCTGCTCAGATCTCGCCGACAAGAACGACGTGGACGAGGTCGTGTTCATCGGTGACGTGGTGGACTGGCACGGCATCTCGTTCCACGCCAAGCACCCCGAGGCCCCCGGCCCCAAGGACGAGTATGAGCTTGCCAAGGCCTCCGTGGCCGAGTGGTATGCTCGATTCCCCGAGGCGGTGGTCACCATCGGGAACCACGATGAGCGGATCAATAGACTGGCAGAGAGTGTAGGCCTTCCCGGTGCGTTCCTCCGGCAGTATGCCGACGTATGGAACACGCCCGGATGGTCATGGCAGTTTGACTTCACACATGACGACGTGTACTATTACCACGGCACCGGCCGGAGCGGCAAGACCCCGGCCTTCAACACTGCACAGGACATGGGCATGTCAGTCGTCATGGGACACATCCATTCCACCGGAGGGATCAAGTGGGGGGCCTCGCCTCGTCACCGGTACTTCGGACTGGACACCGGGTGCGGTGTGGATGACCGTATGTATGCCTTCGCCTACGGCAAGCACATGAAAAGGAAAAGCGTGCTGTCCTGTGGCCTCGTCATCGACGGCAAGGGACAACACATCATCATGCCGTGCGACAAGGGAGAGCGGTATTGTCGCACCCGGTTCCCCACCAACCCGCTCATGTCCTGAGGAGAGCATGGACAAGAAAACTCAGAACCACATCCGTGCGGCCGGGATTGTTCAGGCCGTGATCGCTTCGGGGGCCGACCCCTCGGAGTGGCCGAAGCGAACCCAGTACGGGCTCCGCCTCGCCAACTACTTCGCTGCTCGCCTCGGTGGCGAGAAGCCGGAACTGCCCAAGTACAACAAGGAGAGCAACTGATGTCTCGACGCACTGCCCGCACCAGCCCCAAGGCTGAGATCACCAACCTCGGACGAATCGCTTCCCCCAAGGGCGTGGCCGCCTTCGCCTACCTCGATGAGCCGGACGAGGCTTTCGGCAAGCTGCAGTACCGCATCACCGTGTACTTCACGGACAAGAAGGCCCCCGACTACCTCGCCTTCGTGAACAACCTCAAGAACATCGCCAAGGAGCACGGGGCCAGCAAGCTGCCGCTCAAGATGGTGGACCAGAAGATGTTCGACAAGGCGTCTGAGCGAGGCTACACCACCCATCCCGTGGGCACTCCGTACATGGAGTTCTCCTCCAAGTTCGATCCCGACAACCCCCGCCCGATCCCGGTGTTCAACGCCAAGGCGGAGAAGGAGGACGGCCTGCAGGTCTGGTCGGGCGACATCGTTCGGGTCGAGGGCTCTATCGCTGTGTGGGAGATCAACAGGGACACCGGACTCAAGGTGTACCTCAACGCCGTGCAGCTTCTGAAGGCCGAGCGGAACACCAAGGGAGGCACCGGCAGCACCTTCGCCGCCGAGGAGGAGTTCCTGTCGGACGATCTGGAGTCCTCCGAGGACCGGCCCACCCTGTTCGACGCCGACGCAATGATCAACGGCGAGGATGACCTCGACGATCTCCTGTGATGGACGCCTTCGTGCATCAGGACGATCACCACCTCCTGATCCTTGTGCCCCTCGTTCCGGTGCCCGCGTCCCGACCCCGCATCACCGTGAGGTCGGGACGCGGCTTTGCCTACTTCGACGGCAGGTACAAGCAGTTCAGGGAGGACTACTCTCGGGTGCTGTCCAAGGTCAAGATTCAGAAGTACGAGGGCGGACTTGAGGTACACACCAACGTGTACGTCCCCCGACCTCGTACCACGAAGAAGCACTGGCCCAAGGGTGACAACGACAACTACGAGAAGGCCTGCTGGGACGGGCTGAATGGAGTGGCATGGGACGACGACGATCAGGTCGTGATCAATCACACGGTCAAGATCTTCACCGAACTGGACCCGAGGGTGTGTCTTCAGATCCGGCCTCTGGCGGTAGAACGTCTGAGGCGTACGATTCTCTGGTCCGAGAGTTTCTCCAAGAGGTGGCGAAGCTGAGGGAGTATGCTTCCATGGAGAGACGACATGAGTTGATCGCCGGGTTCCTCGCTCGACACCGGTGCGACCCGGCCGAATGTCGTCTGGTGGAGGAGACCAGATCTGACGGAACAGTGTACTGCTGGGTGGAGAGAGTGCCCTATGGAAAGTGATTCGCTCAAGAAACAGCCGTGTCCCTCCTGCCGCAAGGAAGGCAGGGACAAGAGCGGGGACAACCTCGTCGTGTACCCCAATGATCGAGGGGCTCACTGTTTCTCCTGCGGCTTTCACCAGCACGGTAGCCGCACCACGGCGGACGACGCCCCGCCATCCAAGGGCTTTGACACCAAGAAGCCCTTGAGGGGTACGGTTGAGGACCTTCCTCATCGTAGGATCGACAAGAGGACCTGCCGCCTGTTCGACTACCGAACCCTCACGGTGGGAGACAAGCAGGTTGAAGTGGCCAACTACTTCAACGACGAGGGGCTGCAGGCCCAGCACATCCGCTACACCAAGGACGGCAAGAAGTTCTTCGGCTGGAGGGGAGAGACGAGAGACCTCCCGCTGTTCGGTCAGCATCTGTGGAACGGCAAGGGCAAGCGAATCGTTGTCACTGAGGGAGAGATCGACGCCATGACGGTGTCCGAACTCTGGTCCAACCGGTGGCCTGTGGTGTCCATCCCCAACGGGGTGGACCACGCTGTCAAGGCGATCCGCACCAACCTCACGTTCCTGTCGGGGTACGATGAGATCGTGCTGTGCTTCGACAACGATGAGCCCGGCCGCGAGGCGGCCGTCGCCTGTGCCGAGCTTCTCCCACCCGGCAAGGTCAAGATCGTCACGCTTCCCTACAAGGACGCCAACGAGTGCCATCTTCGGGGGGAGACCCGGCGTCTGATGTCCGCGATCTACGAGGCACGGGCCTATCAGCCGGACGGTGTTCTTCACGCTGCGGATGTGGGTACCAACCGCAAGATCCAGAAGATCTGGACATTCCCGTGGCGGTCCCTCACCCAAGCCTTCATGGGTCAGAGGTCCGGAGAGATCACTCTCTATGCCTCGGGCACCGGCTCGGGCAAGAGCACCTTCACCCGCGAACTGGTGTACCACCACCTGCAGCGGGGCCGTCGTGTAGGTGCCGCCTTCCTTGAGGAGTCACCGATCGAGACACTCGACGATCTCATCGGTCTCCGCCTGAACGCCCCCGTTCGGCAGCAATCGGCGGCAGAGGAACTCAACAAGATCTTGGAGTCAGAGGGCGAGGACCCACTCGACTTTGAGTTCGTCGCTGACTACACTCCTGAGGAGTACGAGCAGGCCAAGTCCTTCTTCAAGGAATCGCCCCTGTTCTTCTACGATCATCATGGAACCACGGACTTCAACAACATCCTTCAACGGATCGAGTACATGGCCGTGGCCCTTGAGTGCGATGTCATCATCGTGGACCATGTCACCGCCGTGGTGGCTGGCATGGAGCAGACCGGATCCGAGCGGCAGACTCTTGACGAGGTCATGCGGGCGTTCCGCTCCATCGTCGAAAGGACGGGCTGCCACATCGACGTGGTGTCCCAGTTGAACCGCCTGACCGGCAAGCCTGCTGAGGAGGGCGGCCGTATCACCCTCAACAACCTCAGAGGTTCCGGCTCTCTGGGGTCCGTGCCCAACACGGTCATCGCCATCGAGCGGGACCAGCAGGCCGACGACCCCGAGGAGAGGAACATCGTGAAGATCCGAGCCCTGAAGGGCCGGTTCACCGGTGGCACCGGCATGGCCGGGTGCCTACGATTCGACACAGTGACCCGCCGTCTTGTCGAGACGGACTGGAAAGATCCCCATGAATCAGGACCACAACACGAACCAGTCGGAGACCTCTTCGCACCAGCAGAAGAAGGCCCCCCGAAAGCAGATTGATCCGCCCCGTATTCCGATCACTCCCCCCGATGACGGCTTCCGTCTCAGCCAGTTCAACGAGAAGATGATCAACAAGGATGTCCGGGACCTCAAGTTCGCCGTGATCGAACTCCAAGAGGTTCTGACCGAACTGATTCTGCGTGACAACCGGAGGCAGTGATGCCATCATACGTCTTCGATATCGAGGGCAACGGGTACACCGAGTACACCATTCAGGGTGACGGCAAGTGTGTGCCCGCCGCCACCAAGGTTCACTTGCTGTGCATGATCGACACGAAGACTCGGAAGGTCTACACCTACCGGAACAACGAGGAGGAGGACACCATCTCCGAGGGGCTGGCCAGACTGTCTTCGGCCGACAACATCATCGGCCACAACATCTATGCCTATGACCTCCCCATCCTCAAGAGACTGTATGGCTGGGTCCCTGCCGGTAAGGTGTTCGACACCATCATCGCTGCCCGCCTCCTGTGGCCCGACCCACGGGATCACCCGCACGGGGGCAACAGCCTCGACGCCCTGTCCGTTGCCGCAGGCGGTACGAGGAAGCAGCACTACACCGGGGGATTCTCCCAGTGGACTCCCGAGATGGAGTCGTACTGCGAGGATGACGTACGGTCCAACCTTGACGTGTTCCGGTGGCTCCGACCCAAGATCCTGCCGTTCAGGACAGCCCTCAGGCTGGAGCACCGGGTTGCCGACATCATCTCCCATCAGGTGGAGAACGGCGTGTCCATCGACGTGGCCGAGGCCGAGCGTCTGATCGACCTGTTCGAGGTGGAGTCGGCAGAGTGCCGGGACAATCTGGACAAGGCGTTCCCAGTAATCGTTACAGAACAGCCGCTTCCCAAGTCCCGCATGTACGTGGACCCAGAAACAGGTACGCTGTACGAGTTCAAGAAGGATGCCCCCAAGGACGTCTCCCCCCGCCTGATGCCGGGACCGCCAAAGACCAAGACGGTCCACCAGTACTTCAACCCCGGCTCCAGCAAGCAGGTGGCCCACCGCCTGCGCGACAAGTACGGGTGGGAAGCCCCGCTCACTGCGGCGGGAAACCCGTCCGTGACCGAGCAGACCCTGCTGTCCCTCGACTACCCCGAGGCCCAGTACCTCGTCCGGTACAACATGGCCGACAAGAGGCTCCAGCACCTCAGGGACTGGGTCCAGAGGGCCAGAGAGTCTCGCACCCCCGGCCGCATTCACCCCTCCATCAACTCGCAGGGTGCGGCCACCAGTCGCATGACGCACAAGCAGCCCAACCAGACCGCCTGCCCCAGAGTCCTGTCCGGTCCGGACGGCCCAGTCAAGGGCTATGCTGGTCGGTGGGGCTACGAGATGCGGTCCCTGTGGAAGCCCCGGGAGGGATGGGTCATGGTGGGCGGAGACGCGAGCGGCCTTGAGCTTCGCCTTCTGGGACATGCCCTGAAGCCCTATGACGGGGGAGCCTACATCAAGGCTCTGCTCGAAGGGGATATCCACACCACCAACCAGCAGGCCGGTGGTCTGGACACCAGAGCCCAGTCCAAGGAAGCCGCCTACGCCTTCTTCTACGGGTCGGGCAACGAGACCTTGGGCGACACCATCATGCACCATCAATCGCTCACTGCGGAGCAGCGTAAGCGGTATCGAGGCAAGAGACCCGATCAGGTCGGGGCCGCCTACAAGAAGACGTTCAAGGCCCGGACCAAGGGCCTCAGCCAACTCATGAAGTGGTGCGAAGATCAGTCCGACCGGAAGGGATACATGCGTCTGCCTGACGGCCGACACGTTCCCATCCGAAAGTCCTATGCCGCCCTCAACACCATGCTCCAAGGCACGGGCGGTGTCGTCATGAAGCTGGCCTTGGTCTACCACTACAACTCCCTCCAGTCCTGCGGGTGGGAGAGGGACAAGGACTTCGCCTACATGCTCAATGCCCATGACGAGTTTCAGCTTGAGTGCCGACCGGACATCGCGGACAGTGTGGGGAAGCGGATTGTCTGGGCCATCGAGCAGGCTGGACGACGACTCAACATCGCCTGCCCCCTGACCGGGGAGTACCGCGTTGGCGGTAGCTGGGCCGAGACTCACTGAACAGAGGAGACACACGTGCGTATCATCGCTTTCGCCGGACTGGCTCAGTCCGGAAAGACCACCGCCGCTCAGATGGCTGCCGAGAGTGCCTTCAACTCCGGATACAGCCCCATGCTCGCCAACTTTGCCGGGCCCCTGAAGAAGGCCTGCGAGATGATCGGGGCGGACAAGGCCTCGAACCCTGACCTGTACCGCAAGGTGTGTCAGTTCCTCGGGGCCTCCCTTCGGGATCCGAAGTTCGTGCCCGGGGTCACCGGGTGCGACTACTGGACCGACCAGATGGATGCCACCCTCCGTCAGGCGGAGCAGGACGAGGGCAAGCGACTTGACTCGAAGCACCCGTCAGGCCTGTTCTACGAGACCGTGGTCATCATCGACGATGTCCGGTACATGAACGAGATTGCAACCATCCGGAAGTGGGGCGGCACCACGGTGTTCATCGACGCTTTCCGGAGGCTTGACCTCCCGACCGACTGGGAGGACCTGCCCCAGTGGCGCAAGGACCCGAGCGAGGAGGTGGCATGGTGGTATACCGCCGGTCGACATGATGACGACCTGTTCGATTACGGCCTCGTCAACAACTACGACATGGACAAACTTCGTGACGGCATTGAAACCATGATGCCGGTCTGGACGGGAGAGATGCCGAGTGTTCAGTGATGAGTACCACGTCAAAAGGATCGCCCTGATCGACGCGGACTACCTCGCGTACCACACCGCCGCATGGGCCCACGCCCACCAGCAGGACATGAGCGAGATCCACGACCGCGTGTGCGATGCCGTCGACCTCTGGCTTGACCGGGCCTGTGCCTCCGACGCGATCATGGTGTTCTCCTGTGATCGGGACGAGAACTTCCGCCGGGACTTCTTCCCCCTGTACAAGGCACACCGTACCGGTGCGGCCCCTCTGATGCTCGATGACACCAAGGACCTGCTCCGTGGGCTGGGGTTCCGGTGTGCTTCCCGCCCCCGGGTCGAGGCGGACGACCTCATCGGCATCATGATGACCAACGGCCGAGTCGAGAACCCGGTCTGCATCAGCCGAGACAAGGACCTCCGACAGATCCCGGGCTGGCACCTCAACCCCTTCGAGGAGGACTTCCCGGTGTTCGTCTCCGAGCAGCAGGCGGACCGCCTTTTCTTCTCCCAGTGGCTGTCCGGGGACCCCACGGACGGGTTCCCGGGCATCCGGGGCGTGGGCCCCAAGAGGGCCGAGGCCCTGCTGGACCCGGAGAACCCCCAGAACTGGCTGTCCAACGTCTGTTCGGAATATGCTCGGGCCGGACACACCGTGGCCGATGCCGAGGCTCAGGCCGTCTGTGCCCGCATTCTCCGGGCGGGGGACTGGAACCCCGCCGAGCAAGCTCCGAGGCCGTACAGGCTGCCTGAGGCCCACCAATGGGGCCCTCCGCGATGAAGAGTGACGCAACGCCGGTACATTCAGACCTTCCGCCTGTCACGTTCATGTTCATGTGCCCTGTCCCCTCCCGGATCCCTGTGTGGGCCCGGCTGACGGGGCAGGAGTACACGCACGTGGTGACCCTGATCGGGGACCGGATCTGGGACCAACCCATCAACGCCCCGGGAGCGTGCTATGACGCCATCCAGTGGGCCGAGGCAGCCCAGTTGAGCGCCCGCCATGTCATGGCGGTCACACTGAGCGGCGACGGGGCTGACTCGGAAGCTGTCCTTGACTGCCTCCAAGAAATCGCCGGACGAAAAGGACAGAGGATCCGCACCATGCTGCGACATCTTCGCCTGTGGCCCTTCAGGCCATGGAACTGCCTCAGTCCGGTTCGCAAGCTGGCCGCAATCTACGGCCACCCCGTTTCAGGAGAGACCCCAGATGACGTACTCGAAGAACTTGTCGCCCAGATCGACGGTCAGTCTCATCAATGAGATCCGGGACAAGTTCCCCCCGGTCTCGGCCGACGTTCCGAACCTATTGGAACAACTGGTCGACGCTCTGTACAAGGACCACCGCTTCTACAAGAGCATGAGTGCCGAGCAGGCCCTCTCTGCCGCCGCCTTTGAGGCTGGCATGCGGGAGGCAGCCCTCCAACTCATGCTGATTCACAGGCACCAGAACACCCCGAAGGACGCCGATGGAAGATCAGACCAACGCAGTACCCACCGGTGGCCTCCTTCCGGTGCCCGGCCCGGATGAGGCCCTCATCATGTCCCAGAACGCCCGTCGACTGGCTCGACGCCGTCAGGCCGCCGCTCTGGCCCTGCAGATTCAGCAGACCAGTGCCGAGGATCTGAGTCGGGAAGGAGAAAGGCGCACCGTTGGCGGCACGTTCGAGAGCCTGCAGGCCGTGCCCGAGCGGCAACCCATCCCCTACACCGGTCTGGACATGGCCGATGTGTTCGCCTTCCTGAGCGGGCTGTCGTTCGACCCCTCCCGAGAGATGCTCGGTCGTGTGGGGTTCCAGTCGTCCTTCGGTCCCGGAGTTCTGGGCCTCAACCTGACCGGTCTTGACTGAGAAAGGACCAACCATGGCAAGCAAGAAGGATCCCCGCCTTGATCGGGCCGGGGTCAGCGGATACAACAAGCCCAAGCGAACCCCCAACCACCCCACCAAGAGTCACGTTGTCGTGGCCAAGCAGGGTGATCAGGTCAAGACCATCCGCTTTGGGGAGCAGGGGGCCAAGACTGCGGGCAAGCCGAAGTCCGGAGAGAGCGATGCGATGAAGAAGAAGCGGGACTCGTTCAAGGCCCGCCACGCAAAGAATATCTCCAAGGGCAAGATGAGTGCGGCATACTGGTCTAATAAAACAAAGTGGTGAACCATGAAGATCGCTGAACACTTTGCCAAGCTCGACACCGACCGAACCGTGGCTCTCACCCGAAAGCGAGAGCATGCGTCCCTCACCATTCCGTCTCTGCTCCCCTTTGAGGGGCACACGGTGCACACCCCCATGGAGGTGCCCTACAGCACCGTCCCCGCCGAGGGTGTGAACTCGCTGGCGGCACGCATCACGTCGGTGGTGTTCCCTCTGAACGGCCAGAGCATCTTTGAACTGATGATCAACGAGCCGTTCGTCCCGCAGGGCCGAGACGACAGCGATCTGGTGCAGTCTTTCCGCAGGTTCGAGGACACCGTGATGAACGTGCTGGCCCCGACCAACCTGCGGTCATCGGTGCATCTGGCCTACAAGCAGATGATCGCACTCGGGGACACCCTGATGTACATGGATGACGACTTCCAGTTCCGCGTGTTCCGCCCGGATCAGTTCGTGATTCGACGAAAGCATGAAGGACAGTGGCAGGAGATCATCCTCGTCGAGGCGGTGCTGCCAGAATGGGAGCCCGATATCCCCGACACGAACAGCCCGGCGGATCCCACCGCCCCCACCGTCATTCCCACCTCCCCTCAGGGCGAGCAGTGGGAGCCCCTGTACACCCGGGTTCGTCGCACCGAGAACAACAAGTTCGAGGTGACGCAGGAACACCGGGGCCGGGAGGTTGGGCGGCGGATGTACGAGGTGTGCCCCTACTTCGTAGGCCGATGGAACGCCGTGTGCGGAGAGCCCTACGGCACCTCGCTGGTGGAGGACATGTTTGGGGAGATCCGGGTGCTGGACGCCCTGTCCAAGGCCCTGCTGGATCTGGCCCTGCTCAATGCCGAGCACCGCTGGGGTGTCAACCCTGCCGGTATCACGGAACTGCAGGACCTTCTCGACTCCGTCAACGGCGAGTTCGTCGGGGCCTCCCCCAATGACGTGTTTCCGCTGCAGTTCGCCAACAACCCCGCCCTTCAGTCCCTCTTCGCCACGGTCAAGCACCGGGAAGAGGTGGTCGGACGGAGGTTCCTGATGAACTCTGCGGTCCAGCCGCAGGGAGAGCGGGTCACCGCCTTCCAAGTCAGCGTGCTGGCGCAGGAACTGGAGTCCATGCTGGGCGGCATTCTGTCGTCCGCCGCCCGGGACCTGCAGGAACCCATCCTTCGACGGGTCCTGTATGTCATGGGACAGAAGAACATGATCCCCCGGGACATCTCGTCAGAAATCGAGAAGGCCGGGGGCTATGTCAAGATCCGCATTCGTGCCGGGCTTGAGGTCCTGAACCGGGAGGCCGAACGGGCCAAGCTGGATCAGGCCATTCAGAACGTCCGCAACCTTCCGCCCGAGGCCACTTCGGCCTTCAACTGGTCCGCCATCGGCAAGGACTGGTGGGAGTCCATGGGTCTGGAGAGCACCGGAAGAATCTACACCGAGGAAGAGATCGCCCAACAGCAGGCCGCAGCCCAACAGCAGGCCATGCAGATGCAGGCCGCACAGGCCGGGATGCAGATGGGCGTTCGTAACGGAGAGCAATCGCAGTGAGCGATGATCAGAAGAATGACACCCACACCCCCGAGGGTCGTGCCGCAGAGATGGCGAAGTTCGCACTGACTACGCCGGATCGGGTGCCCGCCAAGTTCCGCCGTTCGGATGGTACCATCGACGTTGACGCACTCACTACGTCCTACGTCGAGTTGGAGCGTCGGCAGAGCGGTGGCGGCAAGGCACCCGCATCAGGTCCTGCGGAGGACGACGGGGCTGTGAGTGTAAGTGAGGGATTGGTCGGCACCTCCGGTGCTGCCCCCTCGCCCGCCGCAGACCCAGGAGACCTCTTGTCCTCTCTGGACCAGAGCCTTGGGACTGCGGACCCGGTGACTCCCAACCTCCAAGAGGTGTGGAAGGTGGCCTCCCAAGAGATCGCTTCGGGCGGTCTCACTGACGCCACCCGGAATCAACTCATGTCGAGCGGTGTTCCGGCCGACATGATCAAGACCGCAGAGGACACCGCTCGAATCCGCATGGAGCAGACTCGGGCCAAGGCCATTGAGGTTGCCGGGACCGCCCAGAACCTCAAGGCCACCCTCGACTGGGCCAAGGCCAACCTTCCGCTGGAACAGCGGCAGGCGATGGTCGAAGGCCTTCGGGGCCCCAACGCCGAGATCCTGCTTCAGGGTCTGGTGGACCGGGCCCGAAAAGCGGGAGTTCTCGGTGAGTCCGGGACCCTGCAGACTGCGGATGGCGGACCCCCGCTGTCCGACAACTCCCGGATTCAACCCTTCCGGGATGCCCTTGAGATGCAATCCGTGATGGCAGACGCTCGATACGCCACCGACCCGGACTTTCGTCTGATGGTCATGAAGCGTCTGGCCGTCTCACGTGGTCAGGACCCCGCAATGTATGACGCGGGATACGTCAACTGACCAGACCCGCCCCGATGGATGGTGAGTATGGCACCGAAAGGTTCCCAGCAGCCGGAGATCGGTCAGGCCCGCAGCACACAGAGGCCCTCACGTTGAGGATAACCTCGCAGCGAGAGCGGACAACCTGTCTGGCGACCCACACTTTCACAGGAGCAATAGGCCATGTCCTATGTCTCGAATCCGATCCGCTTCGGATCCAACTCTGCTCTCGCTGCTCCGGCGTATGATGACCTCTATCTCCCTGTATACGGGGGTGAAGTCCTCACCCGGTACAACGAGTACCTCGGCGCCACTCAGGGCGTCAAGCGCAAGAACATCATGACCGGCAACACCGCCCGGTTCCCCCGCCTTGGCGGCATCGGGGCCGAGCGGCACGCCATCGGCACCAAGCTGCTGGGTCTCGACTCGCAGCAGACCGAGGTGACGATCACGCTGGACGAGCGTCCGCTGGTCAGCCACTTCCGTCTGGACGACATCGACGAGGCCATGAGCCACTTCCAGAACCGGGCCGAGATCGCCATGCAGGCGGGTCAGGCTCTGGCTGAGGCTCAGGATCGCTACACCCTGCGGCTCCTCATCAAGGCCAGCCGGGCCACTGCGGCCTCCACCTATGGCGGCACCGCCTCCACCTTCCCCGGTGGTGGTATCGACGGGGCTGGCACGGCCAAGGCCGTGGACATGCAGAACTCGGCGGGCGCCAGCCCGACCGACGATCAGATCGGCAACTTCCTCGGTGCTCTGGACGACAGCATCGTCCGCTTCGACCAGCTTCGCGTGCCCTTCGGCATGCGGCAGTGCTACGTGGACGTGGCTTTCTGGCACGGTCTGCGTCAGTTCGGTTCGCCCCGTTCGGCGGCCGACCTGAACAACGGTCGTCGTCCCCTGTTCATGGACCGCGAGGGCTTCTACGGACCGCCCGCCGGTGCGGAGCAGTTCGGCGCTGGGGCGGTTCCCCCGTTCGCTTCGGCCCTCCCCTACAACGGCATCATGATCAACCGCACGAACCTGCTCCCCAACGGGCAGGACCTGTCGACCGACGATGAGGCCAAGTATCAGGGCGACTTCACCGCCACCCGGGCCATCGTCTGCCAGCAGGACGCGGTCGCCATCGTCTCGAAGATGGACATTCAGACCGAGTCCGAGCGTGACGTGTCTCGTCAGGACTTCCTCTTCGTCACCAAGATGTTGAGCGGCGGCGGGACTTTGCGCCCCGAGGCGGCCATCGAGATTATCGACAACTGATCGGAGGTAGCCTGATGGCTATTCAGAACACTCGCTTCACTCCCGCCCGCCGAGGCCCCGCACTGCAGGATGGTCTGGGCGGTGCTTCGGAGCGTGTTTCCGCCCGCGAGAAGGATCCCGTCCTTCGCGTCGTGGGCCACCGCACCGAGGACATCCGTCTCACTCCCACCGGCACGGACGTGACGGCGGGGGACGAGGCCGTCCTGTACGACTTCGGTGCCCCCGACAAGCTGTCGGTGGGCCGGTACCTCCTGACCCGTCAGGGTGCC